TGGCACTGACGAAGGTATGAGTAGATGTATCAGAAGATACACCAACGTTGACCGTAAATGTATTTGAAGTTACAGCGTCAATAGTGTGCCATGCACCTTCTGATGGATCTCCAACTCTAGGATATGTGTGTTGTGTGGCATTGTTATCTAAACCACAGGTAAATGTCAATGAGTTTGTAGCAAATCTTATTCTGTCACCTTTGATTAATGGATGACCAGCTAAGAATAATTCCATATCACCTGTAGCGGGTGTGTAATTAATATCTGTTGGTTGGAATTGGTATGTTGATAATCCTTGCCATGTATGAGTATCAGTATTTGTAGGTGTTGTTCCATTCAGTGCGTTGACTGTAATAGTGGTAGATGCCACTGCCTCAACTGGCACATCCTTCATCTTGCCCTGTGTACCAATTGGATCTGTGGGACGTGGGTATGCTGCAGTTCCACCACTACCATAGTTACAACTAAATCTCAATGACTCATTTGCAATTCTGACTGTAGATACTGCTTTCTTAACGCCATTTGTTACTGCTGATACAAAAGTGTGTGGATCAGTATTTGTGGAAGGAATAGTATCAAGAACTTGAACAGTATATGTGTTTGTTGTAACATCAAATATTTGTAACCACCTGTCAGATGCATAGTCTGTAGAACGAGGATATGACTTTTGTGCTGCTGCTCCTGTAGCACCACCAAACCCACAACTAAACGTTACAGCACCGTCAGCAAACTTAACCTGATCTCCATTTACGAATCCATGATTAGCAAGTGTGATAACCATTAGACCTGTTACTGGATCATAGGTTGCACTTGTAGGTGTATGTGTGCTAGGTGCAGATAAACCATGTCCTGCTCCTATTGTCAATACCATGACACCATCTGCAGGAGTATATGTTCCACTTGTAGGAATAAATTGTTTTACTAATTGCTCACCAACACGAGGATCAGAGATACCTAATACATCTGTATTATTATACCCATTACCACCAGATACTTTCTTAACATTCGTGACTCTACCACCACTAACTGTAATATCAGCAGTAGCACCAACACCGTTACCTAGTCTGTTCTTGAGTGGTACAGCGGTGTAGATTCCATCACTATATCCAGAACCACCAGCTAATTCATTAGGTTCATCATTAGATATACCTACATTTACATCAATAGTCTGTGCTGCAACTCCATCAATAGTAATAGTTTTTCCAGACACAGGATCTGTAGAACGTGGATATGCATGTTCTGATCCATGATTATCAGCATCACAAGTAAATGTGATTCCACCATCTGCAATAACGATTGTGTCACTTGTCGTCAAACTATGAGAACCAATATTGATTTGTAGTATACCTGTATTAGGATTGTAAGTGGTTCCAGACTGTGCAGTAAACTGTGCACCACCTGTAACCTGTATAGCATTAGTAACACCACTTACAAATGTATGAACTCCTGTTCCAGATAAACCAGTTCCAAATGTTTTAATCTCATCACCAATCTGATCTAATACAAATGAACCACTATAACTTGAACGATCATAATACATCGCAAGAATTTTACTTTCTGCAAGTGGAGGTGTAACAAATGTTACAATATTATTTGCTAAGGTATAAGTTGCAGGGTTTGCAATAAGACCATTTACTGTCAATAGCAATTGTGTTCTTTGTGCAGTCTTACCTATTTTTGTTCCTAGATCAATACCATCAACTCTTAGTCTAAATGAATCATTAATGCCATCTACAAAACATCTAATAGAATGACTGACTCCAGAACCTTGCGATGTAAGATTTATGGCATTACCACCATCAGTTAGTGATAGTTCAATTGTATTAGCATCTACATATCTCACAAAATACTTACTTGCATTTGTAAGTCCACCTATCGGCACACCTGACCTATTACTTGGATAGTTACCCGCATCGGTAGCTGGCAATGCAGCTGTAGGATTAGAAATAGCATTGGTAACTATTGCTGCTAATGTGGTGATGGCACTCTTTACATCCTGACATCCACCAGAATCATTTGTAATACTTAAATCAGTCTGTGGAACTATTGTAGTATAGGTTCCAACTGGAAGATCATTAGTGACTGCTAACAAACATAGATCTCTTGCTTTGTTAAATGCGTATATTGTCTCTGCTTCTTCGCCAGCTACATGTTGAACTCCTGTACCGTCTGTATATGTTTCTGCAGCATCCTTACTAAAATAATTTCCTCCATATTTAAGATCATTTGTCCATGCAGCGATTACAAGTCTAGTGTCTCTAGCACATTTTGTTTGATCGTATGATAATGATGGATATAAGGCATTCAAGAATCCAATAGTTTCTTCTACAATGTAATCAATATTGTTTACAATTAGATCTCTAGCATCTAAGAATCTATCTCCACCAGAGAAGTATGTTACTTTTTGTCCTGCAACTAAACCATGATTAGTAATTGTAATTCTATCATTTACACTATCAACAATGGTAGAACTAGATCCATCAAATGTTAATGTTCTGTCACTAACATCGTCTAACTTATAGACAATACATGAAAGAATTTTCTGAACGTCTAACAGTTGTCTTCCATAGACAGAAACTTTTGTAGGAACTAACGCAGTGTAATCTGGTTTTGATAATGCAAAGTTATTGATCTTAGATAACTTACCAGTGTTTTTAGCAGATGGTTTTGGTGTGATAAACGTTGTTCCATTGAATGTAGTTCCAACACTATTCGTATTAGGAGTCCACCAACTATAATCATTACTTGGGTTTAGATTTTCAGTGGATCTTGCTCTATATTCTTTTTTCACTGATTGTAACAATACTTGTGTTCCAACCACCTTAAATCCTGCAGGATGTGCAGCAAACTTAAGTGGATTCTTCCAGTCAGATATATTAACTGATGATGACACATCATATGAGAACTCTTGGAATCTATCACTGTCATATACACGTTGTTCGTTAAGATCTAAGAATCCAGTAGTCCTTTCCCAACCAGAAGCACTAATACTAATTGGTGATACATCAAATACAGCATCTGCTCTATCAAACGCATGTATTTGACCAAATGCAGCAGACTCTTCACCAAATACAGGTTGACCGACTACAAACTCACCCTCTACTAGTTCTACACTTACAACACGTCCAGAAGCATCCCAATCTTTGATAAATCCATATGCTGTGTATGATGATGTAGATGCACCTTGGTATATTCTTTCTCCAATCGAGAATGTGGCGGGTTTCATATATGCAATAATATTATCACCCAAATCTGTAGTCTGTAATGTAAAGTATGTCTGACCTGTTGTGGGATCTCCTACAGGTGCACTTGTAAATGCAATAGTTGTCTCAGTATTTGCATTAGCAAGACTAGTGGCAAGTTTAATCTGATTGGTTGCTAATCCATTTGCAGTGGTTGGTGCAACTGCATAGTAGGTTGATACTGTGTCTAAAGGTGCGGGAAGTGTTCCAGAATTCTCAGTTAAGGTAAATGCAGTTCCTGATGGTATCTTAGGATTGTATGGGAAGTTTAGAGTGCTATTAGAAGTAAGTGCTACAAATGTGTGTGTAACTCTTGCTTTTACAGTAGGTGCAGATGTAAATCCTCTACCTGCATTATTCACGGTAACTGCTTGTATGACTTCGTTTAGAACTATTGGTTCTAACTCAAATAATGATCCCTGACCACCTTCTAGAATTATTTCTGGAGTAGATACAAAATTAGCACCACCATTTACAACATCAAGGTAATCAATAATCTGAGTTCTGATTAATTGTAGGTTGTAAGTTGTGTTTAGACTTGGTTTTAGTGTTCTATCGTGACTATAGTTAAATGTAATATTCTCACCACCAATCTTAAGTATCTGTCCCATGTCAGAAGACTTGAGTAGTATAGATGCACCACTACCTATTTTTTGTTCTACGTTTATTATTGGAGGACTTTGGAATTGCTGACCAGCTGCTTCAATATTGATTGATGCAACACCCTCATTTACAATTAAGGCATTTAACGCTGCATTTATACCATTACCACCTTGAGCAGTAACAGTAGGTGCAGATAGATAACCTGATCCAGAGTTAGTTACAGTTACAGAGTCAATAGCAGCATCAAGAACAGTGGTTGTTGATACTACGTCAGTAAATGTAAGACCACCCGCAGGAACATTGAATATAGCATCATCAGTTCCATCAGAACCACCTAGGTCTGCTCCAGAGATTGTAAGTTGATCTCCTAGAACGTACGCAGTTCCACCCGCTGTAACAGTGACAGATTCGATAGTCCCGTTACCATCAGTGATAACAGTGAAAGTAGCACCAGTAGCAGAAGAACCCGCAATTGATTTTTGAATAATGCCTGTATAAGTTTGACCAGCTCCATAGTTTGTTGCAGATTGAGATTGAATTGAGACAGTTGAGATTACACCGTAGTATGGATCATCAAAGACAACACTAGGAGCACCTCTATAGTTTGTTCCTGATGAAGTAACTGTAACATCAGTAACTTTACCTAAACCAGATACCGCTGCAGAGACTGTTGCCTGTTGTCCAGATACTGCACTGATTGTTGCTTGAGAGTTACCACCTGTAAAAACTTTAGATCTAATATTAAAGACCTGTGTGCCAGTTCCAGAACTGGTTATGGTGATTGCAGTTCCTACTTCTGCAAGTTGTGGTGTAGATGCTAACTTGACACGTCCTGCATCACCTATGTTGATAATGTAGTATGTTTGTCCTACTGTCAAATTACTAATCGCAGTTGTCTCAGCTGAGACGTATTGGACTGGATCTCCTGTTTTTGCATCATGAGCAGCAAACTCAAATTGATCCGCATATCCTACTGCGTCTATTTGTGATGGATTAAGACTATATGACTTACCATCAGTAAACATGATGTATCCTTTGTTACCCGCACCTGTTCTTGTATTTTGTAAAGGTTTTATTCTTAATACTGATGTAATCGGATTCCATGATGTAACTTGACCTCTAGCAGTGCTATTGTCTTGAGTAAACTTGCTTATAACAATTTCATCTGGCAAGAAGTTACCTAATACGTTTTCTAGAGTCAAATCTACAAAATCTGGTAATGTTACAACAGTTGTTGGTAAAGATGCCTGATTATATCCAGATCCTTGGTTTGTTACAGAAACACTAAACAATCCACCAGAAATAGTCGCTACAGCAGTTGCACCAGATCCAGATCTTGAAGATCCACTTAATTTTGGTAAAGAAGAGTAATTTCGACCATTATCACCAATTGTTATTGTGGATATTCCTCCTGTAGGATATATTGAGTTTGTAGAGTATGATACACCCGCAGAGTAACCAGTTTCGGGTTGTGTTGCGGAAATATAGGTAATTTGCTTACTAGCAGCGTTAACAGAGGTAATAGTATGAGTTCCTAGTATAGGATCATTAATTACGTTCATATATCTACTATTGGTCACATCACTCTTAATTGTTATTGCATTACCCATCGCTAAATGGTTTTGGCAAACATAATGTAAAGTATTTGGAGAATCTACCGCAGGAGTGATTTCTACGCTACGTGTTGATGCTGTATTGAAGTTAGAGTTGTATTGTGACCATGTTACTGCCTCACCATTGATTCTATAGACAACACCCTTCTCATATCTAAGTGTACCTCCATATGCATCTTCACTTTCAGAGAAATAGATTGCATGATTGGCATTTGACGCATTATCCTGATTAAATGTGTAAGTTAACCCACGAGACATTGATAATGAAGGAGATTCCGTTACAGATCCATATTTGTCACCTGTAATGTAATATCCATTGCTAGATCCATAGTTATAAAGAGGATGGGCAGTTGTTTTTGCTGCAACAGTTACTGTATATGTTCGTGGTGATACATTTTCATGTTTTACGTCATGATAGTAGAATATGCCAGGCAAATCTACCATTTTGATGGTTATTGAGTTTTGTTCGTTAGTTACTAGATCTCTAACCTCGTCAGTAATGTTTTTGTAAGTGAATATATCTGTATTTGCAGGATCTAGTGTAAATGACAATACTTTTCCAACATTACTTGCATCTGAGGTATCAAAAAGGTAAGAATGACCATCTATGAGATTTAAGTTTGGTTCTTTGATGTAAACTTCTGCAGATGTAACAGTTGATGCAGTAGTTGCTTCAAAATTTCTCTTAACAGTGAACTTTCTTGGGGTTTCTGTTCTAACAACAATATAATTGGTCTTATTGTAAGATGTAGGTGAGACACCTGAGACATTAATTAAATCACCCTCTTTTAATTGATGAGAATCTTGAGCATGGAACTGCACTTCTCTCTGCACTTGAGTTAATGTAAGATTAAGTCCAGAACCACCCGCATTACCTATGTTAAGGTCATCTACAGATATAGTATCTCCAATATCATATCCATATCCAAAATCAGTAATTGTAATAGAACTTACACTATTGCTAGTAACAACAATAGTTGCCTTTGCACCTAATCCGTTTGCTCCTGTGCCACTTGTTATCAATGGGACATTTATGTATGTTCCATTTGCGTAACCAGAACCATTAGATACAGTTGTCCAACCACCTTGGAATAAATTACCATCTGTACGTATTCTCAAATATTTCCATGACATATTACCATCAGATGCACTTCCACTTGTATGAGTAGGAGAAGCTGTACCTGATGTGTTAACTCCTGCACTCTCCGCAACATATACTCTATTTGCAACATGAACTAAATCTCCTTCTTGATAAGAAGTCGATGCTTGCCATGCGTCTAACAATTTGGCACTTGTTAAATCAAAATACTTGAAGTGATAGTTACCATTGATAACTTTTGATGTAATAGTTCTACTAAATGAATTGTCAGTTGCGGAAACAGTAATTATATCGTTTGGTTGTAAAAAGTTTGTTACTGTAGTTGTTAATGTATTGGAGAATACGTCGTCGTAAGTTCCAACAGAAGAAGTAACGCTAGAAACCGACGCACCTTGCACTTGAGACACTATAGCACTTACACCACTTCCTCCAGTGCCAGTATTATCAAATATCAATCTGTCGTTAACCTTATACTCTTTACCACCACCTTCTACAAGGTATTGGTCAATGTTCTGTGATGAGAATTTATTTGTAGATGATACAACTAGAGAATCCGCAGCTCCACCTCTTATGAATGGATAGTAACTATAATATCCGATACCATCCTCAATGTATGTGAGCGTTTCACCTGTCTCCATCACAATAAGAGTTGTGCTATCTTCTAATGCAAGGAAGAAGTCAACTTTATTGTCTAGTTGTTTTCTCTTTGCGACAATATTATCTACACCTACAAACGGAGCTCTGTAACGTATTGCGTCTTCCGTAAAGTTTTTCTGCAATCCATTACCATTCCAGTTTACAGCATCCGCTTCACCATAGAACTGAGGTCCTACAAAATATGGGAATGCGGGATTACCAGTAGTACCTGTAATAGTTGTAAAGTAAGCATATACTCCATTTGGATATTCTGGTGTAACGCAGAATCTGCCATTGTAACGGTCTAAATCGCCTAACCCTTCCACATACTCATAATCTTCAATATAAGTCCCTAGAGGGTCTGTGAGACCGCTTAGAATGGATGCTCTGGATGTCTTTACTCTGTAACTGGTTCTAATACGTTTGTATTGGTTAAATGGTGCTGTGTTTTCTGGATCAACATATCCGTAAGGTCCGTAGATAGGATGTCCGTCATATGCCCAACCAATGATAGGAGAGTGTACAGTAGGAGGTAACTCCTGCAATACATTGCTATTGTCAAGACCTATACTATCTTTTAGTAAGAAGCGTAGTTGTTTTGGATTGTAAAGATATCCGTATTCTCCGTTGAAGATTAAGAAGTTCTCACCTTGGAAAGACGCACCTCCGTATTGATCTGTAGTCTTTGGTGATACAAATGAATTATCTCCAAGTTCTGCTCCAGTCGCTGCTTCATTTACAGATAGTTCTGTAAGTCTAGTTTGAAACTGTGCACCTGAGCCAGGATATACAATATCAACTCTTGTAGCACCCGCAGTGTATCCAACACCTTTACTTGACACTGTAATACCAGTAACAATGTTTGTGCTTAGGTCAACTTGAGCAAATGCAGTTGCACCAACTCCGTCTCCAGTAATAATAACATCAGGAGGACCGAAGTATGCACTACCACCAAATGTAACAATTATACTTTCTATCTTTCCATTAATGATTGATGGATACGCAACAGCACCACTACCAGAGATCAATGTAATCGTTGGTTCGTAAGTATACTGCGATCCTGCATCTGTAATACTGATGGTATCTACAGGACCTCTACAAACGGCAGATGCAGTTGCTCCTATTCCGCCTCCTCCTGTAATTGATACTGTAGGAACACTTGTATATCCCGCACCACCATTTACTATGGTTATGCCAGTTACGGAACCGTCCGTAATTTGTGCGGTAGCAAACGCTTGATTTCCGCTAGTTGCTCCTCCACCTACAATAGAGACGATGGGTTGTGTTGTATATCCGCTTCCTCCGCTTGTTACGTTTATAGAAGTTACAGATCCCGTAATCTCAACTGCAGCAGTTGCGGAGATACCTTCATATTCCCAGTCAATAGTTCCTACTGTAGTAATACCTGATACATGTGTAGGGTATTCAGTTGCGGAGGACTTACCCGCATTTCTTGCACGGTATCTTCTTTGTTGATATGATACTCTAGTTAATCCTGCATATGTTGTATCTAATTGATATTCTGGTTCAAATTCAACAGTGGGAGGGTTAGTAATATCATAACCAGATCCACCATTTATTCTTTCAATAGATTTTATGCCACCATACTTAGTCTTACTTTCAGACTTATATGAGAATAGTGGGACACCATTTGCACCAATACCTACTTGTCCTATAGGAGTATCAGTCTTAGAACTCTTAACTGTAGGTACAAGAGGAATACGCTTTAAATACCTTTGGTTGCCAGGATCTAGATCAGTTGTAGCAAAAGGTCCTATCTTATGTGTTGGTATACCTGTACTAGCGACTATTGCATGATCAGTTGACTTATATGTGTTTTGAACGTCACCAGTTGTATCCTTTACAGCAAGGTTGACAGATGTATCGTCAGACTTACCGAATGCAAATTCTCTAGCAATATAAAACTCAAAATTGGATATTGGTTGAGCAGGAGATGTTGAGAAGATAAACTCAAATGTAAAGTCGTCAACAATACCTACAACTGTGTGAGAGTTATTGTAAATGTCTTCTGGAGCATTTAATATTCTAACAGTGTCATCTCTAACTAATCTGTGCTTCTCTTTTGTCGTTACTGTGCATCTTACCGATCCATCGCTTTCGGGTGCTGCTAGGGTCGCTGAGGCACCTCTGAGAGCACGTCTGACATTGTATACAAAACTATCCCATATAGGATCAATACTATCAAAGCCAGGTGCAGCAGGAGTTGTAACTTTTGAGTCTGGTAAGTAGTATCTTCCACCACTGTTAAGAGTAACTCCTCTAGTTCCACCAAATATCTTCAATAGTATCTCAGAGTTGTCAACATTTGAGTTTCCATAGATTTTGAATGCAGCAAACACTTCTTGTCCTGCATCGTGTGCTACATTGCTTGTATTATCTCTTGCACGAGAACATCCTAGAAACTGATTGACTGTTTTATCAGTGTAACTGATTATCTCGTCTTCTATCCTAAATTTACCGTTAGTCTCAGGCCATCCTAGTGTAGAATCAACTGTAACGACATCATCAAGTAAGTTGCCACCTAAGTCTTCTGCTAAAACTGTTTTATACGGAGTTACGAACGTTCCAATCGAATTATTCGTGTCTACATCAATTTCATAGATTGTACCGTTCGGTGTAAACACCTCTACAACACCTTTAACGTAAATTCTTGCAAATTCTACATTTGGGTCATTTGGATCTGCTTCCTGATACAATACTTGACCAACAAGTTCAATTGGATTGCCAGAAACAGGAACTGCACGAATAATTTCCCTAGAAGTGTAAAATGCATCACTAGGTTTGAATATTCTTTCTCTTGGATATGATATTTCCGATTCTACACCAAATAATGTTCTCAATACAAACTGGAAAGACCTTCCTGTTCCTTTTGCGGAGTAAAAGTCCTTTATTCTTTTGATAATGGTGCTTTCTGTTACATTACTTGCAAAATTCTTAGGAAATGTGTTTAGGAACTGTTCTTTAAACTTCCCAAGCATGTAAATTGGGAAAATATTGTTTAAATTAACAACTTCCGTGCCAATAGCGTGAGCAGCAGCAGTTGTAAACTCAAATTTGAAGTCAGATTCAATTCCAACTGCTTTTACAGCGTTAAAACCACGTGAACAAGTCTGAAATAAGGTTGCACCCTTACTTTGGTAGTAAATTATCTCATCATCTACTAATAAAAGTCCTTCTGTTGGAAAATCACGTGTAGATTGAACGTCAACAGTAGTAGAATCTGCAGAAAGTGAAGAAATTAGCGTTGTAGTCGTAACTAGATCGCTATAATTGTCAATATTGTAATAATCTGACCAATTTTGAATTATATCGAAGCAATATCCTTTTAGTTCTTGTGACTTATAGTATTCTTTGACAAAATCAATGAACGTAGGAAACTGTTCCGTCACAAAAGACGGAAACTGCCCTGTAATGTTTGTTGATATCTTGGATCTTGACTCAGAACTTACTTCTGACGGTACAGGTGTCTGTGTAACCGTAGTAGTAGGCGTTGTCCACGATCCAACTTTCCAAGAACTATTTGTCATATTAGATTAATAGCTAGATTCTGGAATTACTCCTGTTCCAGAAATATTTGAACCACTACTGATAGTATCTTCTACTACAGTAATCACTGAGTTATCTATACCCATTGTAATATACGTTTCTCTAAGAGAAACTAAATCATTTGACTTAGGAGTTGCCTTTATTTGCAATGTATTATTTGTTACAACTGTTGATTGTATAATCAAGTCATTAATTACAATATCTCCCATGTCATAATCTACAGATCCCCATAATCCATCAACATATTCAAACTCACCAGTTCCCTTAACATAATACAGTCTCAATAAACCTGCACCATCGTCATTTAGATAGTATGTGTTTACATCATCACCTACAATCTTAAATCCACTAGATGAAACAGAAGGATTAGTTGATGTTTGTTGGTTGATTCTATTACCATAACAAATTTTGTAGTTAACACGAGTGTTTAGATCGACTGTTGCGTTCTTTCTCATGGTAACACGAGTGATGTTAGAGGTAATTGACCTTTCCGCATCATCAATGATGTTCTGTACCTTAGAATATTTGAATTTTCCACCAAATTTATTAAACTCACCACTAGAATTAAGTGCAGTAAGTGTAGTAATTACTAAATTCTTGACTTCTGCAGGAGTTCTGCGTGTAAGATTAGGATTATAATACACAAAACTCGTCAAATCTATGTAAAGTATGGATGGATCAATGATTGTTGGTTGAATTGCAGCGATAGAATACTCTCTAAGTTTCTTCAAAACAGCATTTTTCTCTGAAAGTGATAATTTATCTGCATTTTTTGGTTTGATTGCCAAAAATACTTTACCATATTCGGGTGGTTCCGCTTCTTCTCCACCATAACATGCGATAGATGCGACGTTTGGATAGATTTGAGGTATAATTGCTTCGTAATCCTGCGTAGAAACTGCTCTACCAAACGCAGAATAGAATTTTGGTGCACCAAATTTGATAGATTCTGTAGATTCTGGTTCTGCACCGCCATCTGGGAACGAAACTGCGGTTATTGTAATGCCAGAAGTTATCGCATTTAAGTTATTATCTCTAAAAGTTCCAATATTTTCAAAAACTTTGAGTCCATTTGCACCTCTTCCTGCAGAAGTTGTGTATTTTACGTTAACAACATCTCCATTTGCTAGTGCTTTTCCTACAACACCATCTCCAAATAGTATTTCTGGTATCTGATATTCACTTTCTTCCAAGAAAAATACCTTTGATGTAGAATCTATCTTGGTAATATCGGTTGCTTGTAGATATTTTTCTGTAATTGTACCAGAAGTTACCTCTACAATCATAGATGTAGTGTCAACTCTGTCGTTTGTAAGTATAAATCTCTGTCTTTGTGACGTATCTTTTACAAAAGTATCGTTCAAAAAGATGCCTTCGTATAAAACTGTGTTAGAAAATGTTGCAATTCCTGATAAACTGTCTACAGATTGCGAAATATCAGTTGGAATTGAGAATACAAAGTTGTTATTATCCAATCCTGTGAAGTTTAAAACCAATCCTGCAGAGATTGTAACTGATTTTGGGTAAGGAAATGCTGTTTGAACTGCAATATTACATGTAGTGCGTGCAGAACGTGCTGATTTTGGTGTGTAACCAATCATTCGAGCAAGTTTTACAACGTTTTCACGCAAAACTGCTGTTTCTAAGAACCCTTCATTGACTGCAAGGTTAGCATTTACACTTGTGTAGTAAGTGTTATACGCTAATGTATCAATAAGCACACTTAAAGACGATCCCTCAAAGTCATAATCGCTAAATTGTGACTGCGATCTTAGGTATTCTTTAATTTGTGCCTTGATTTCGTTAAACTCAAGGGCATTGACTTGGTTAAATGCCATTATGCTTTGAATGCTACAGTAATATCATCAAACTTAGGGTTGATACCTAATATCAAATAGTTAATTTTACAATTCAATTCATTACGATCAGGTTCAAAGTCTACATCTACAGATACTGCTGTAACTCTAGGTTCATGTATTTCAACAGATCTTTCAATTCTACGTTTCACCTCTAACTCCATGGTTGGTGTAGAGTTCTCAAACAACAAACCAATTATGTTCCCACCGAAGAATGGGTCAAATGGTTTCTCATAGAAATTGTATAAAACAATATTCTTTACAGACTCTTTGATTGCAGCTTCGTTCTTAAGTGACAATATATCATTTGTCACAGCATTCTTTTCAAATGTTAAGCTAAAGTCTCTAAAAGACTTTGATATCAAAGACATCCCGAATGAAACAATTCTTTATCAATTGTTATTTATACTAGTTTCTCGAAAGGTTTACGTTTCTTACCTTGTCTATCACTACGAGGATCGGTAATTAAGTATCTACAATACTCATTACCATGATCGTAGAAG